CACCAGGTACTCCGGGTACACCAGGAACGGGTGCTCAACCAGGATTAACAGGCCAACCAGGAATAACAGGCCAACCAGGAACATCAGGCACACCTGGCATTGCCGGATCACAAGGACAACCAGGAACTCCTGGAACACCCGGCTCTGGTGCTACGGCTGGACAACCTGGATTAACAGGTCAACCTGGATCAGCAGGACAACCTGGTACTGCTGGTATTGCTGGCATTGCCGGTATTCAAGGTTTAACTGGCGCTCAAGGAACTCCGGGTACTTCAGGAACGGGTGCCACAAATGGCGGGCCTGGATTAGCAGGACAGCCCGGATTAGCAGGACAACCAGGAACACCAGGAATAGCAGGTACTCCTGGAACTACTGGTACACAAGGACAACCAGGAACACCAGGAACAACTGGATTATCGGGCGGAACTGGATTATTTGGTACAGCCGGATTGAGTGGACAACCAGGAACGCCGGGTACAGCTGGCACATCATCAACACCTGGTACTCAAGGAACTCCCGGTACTCAAGGAACTCCCGGTGCTTCAGGACAGCCTGGTATTGCTGGACAACCATCTAATTTTGGAAGTGGTGTTGTAATTTTTCCTGGAAATGCCGGCCTAGGTGGGTCAGGTGGAATTGGTGGGTTGGGCGGAATTGGTGGGTTGGGCGGAATTGGTGGATCTCCCGGAAATCCTGGAAATTCCGGAAATCAAGGACAACCTGGACAACCTGGATTACAAGGACAACCTGGCTTTAGTGGAGCAGGCGGAACTGCCGGTATTGGCGGATTAGGTGGAGGAGGTGGCGCGGGAGGCACTGCCGGAACGCCAGGAAATCAAGGTTTAACTGGAGCTCAAGGACAGCCAGGTCAGCCGGGCACTGCTGGTACTAATGGAATTGGAGGAGCAGGTGGATTAGGTGGATTAGGTGGATTAGGTGGCAATCCTGGATTAGCAGGTAATCCTGGAAATCAAGGCTTAACTGGATCACAAGGACAACCAGGAAATGCAGGACAACCTGGAACAAACGGAGCTGGTGGAATTGGCGGTAGTGGCGGAGCCGCTGGTTTAGCAGGAAATCCTGGAAATCCTGGAAATCAAGGACAACCTGGACAACCTGGATTAACAGGACAACCTGGAACAAACGGAGCTGGTGGAGCAGGTGGAGCAGGTGGAGCAGGTGGAGCAGGTGGAAATTCGGGTTTAGGTGGTACTGGAAATGCTGGTACCACCGGAGGAGCAGGAGCTTCTGGCGGAGGAGGAGGTGGATCCGGAGGATGGAATGCGGCTTCTTATATAGAAAATCCTGTTGGTGTTATTTCTATTATAACCCCAGTTACTCCAGCTACTACAGGTATAGCAGGACAACCGGGTAGTGGTGTAACCACTCCTTTAGGTACAACTGTTGGAGGGTCAGGTGGCAGCGCAGGTCCTCTTGCTGCCGGACAACCGGGATCACCAGGTACTTTTCCTAGTGTTACTGCTCCCGGCGCAGGCGGCAGTGGAACTGCTGGACAACCTGGAGCACCAGGACAACCTGGTAATGCTCAGCCTGGTACTCTAGGAAATTCTGGAACAGCGGGACAACCTGGAACGTCGGGGACACCCGGATTGGCAGGAATAGCCGGGCTTAGAGGGCCAACTGGTGGGCAAGGAACACCGGGTACTGCTGGTACTCCAGGATCGGGTGCCACACCTGGCGGAGCAGGACAACCAGGTACACCAGGTACTGCTGGTATTGCTGGCATTGCTGGCACCCAAGGATTAACTGGAGCACAAGGACAACCGGGTACTTCAGGAACAGGTGCTACTGCTGGCGGAGCAGGCGGAACAGGTCAACCTGGATTGGCAGGACAACCAGGTACTGCTGGTATTGCTGGTATTGCTGGTACCCGTGGACTAACTGGAACACAAGGACAACCAGGTACTGCTGGTATTGCAGGTGGAACAGGACTTACTGGACAACCTGGATTGGCAGGCCAACCAGGAACATCAGGCACACCTGGCATTGCCGGAGCACAAGGAGCTCAAGGAGCTCAAGGACAACCTGGAACGTCGGGGACACCCGGAACTGGCGCAACAGCAGGACAACCTGGATCATCCGGTACGCCTGGGTCAAGTGGTACCGCAGGACAACCCGGATTTGCAGCCACCTATACAACCTCCACTGTAAATACTAAACTGCCAAATCCCAGGGGATATTATATAGCCAGTGTAGGTGTAGGTAACACATCGGGTACAATTACTGTTAGCTGGGGAAGGCAATAATGAAAGAAATTAATGTCAACTTATCAATTCTTGCCCTCGCCAACATTTGGAGTTTCTGAAGAACCATTTGCTACTTGGAAAGATGGTTTTACCAAAGAAGAAATAAATCGCATTGTTATCTACGGAGATTCTTTACCACAAGACAAAGCAATAATTGGTAATAAAACTCGAGAAGATAATTTTTCTGACTATCGAGAATCTAAAACTTCCTGGATAAATCTTAATCCCGAATCACAATGGTTGTATGATAAATTGTCATGGATAGTACGGCAGTTAAATGGACAATTTTATAAATTTGATCTATTTGGATTCCAGGAAGATTTTCAATATACCGTATATCACGGAAATCAAAACGGTCATTATAATTGGCATTTGGATAGTGGTGTTTCAAACACAGGATCAGGTCCAAGGAAACTTACAATTGTTTTACAACTAAGTGACCCGTCGGATTACGAAGGTGGAGATTTAGAATTATTAACAGGAGCTAGTCCTATCGCGGTTAGAAAAGAACAAGGCTTATTGGTGGCTTTTCCAAGTTATACATTACATAGAGTAACACCAGTAACACACGGGATTCGTAAGTCGTTGGTTGTATGGATTACAGGGCCTGCGTTTAAATAGGAAAAATATGAAAAAAGAAACATATGATAATTTTGTAGGAATTTATGATAATTATTTTTCTGCACAATACTGCGATAATTTAATTGAATATTTTGAATGGTGTAAAAAACATAATCGTACATGGCCTAGACCTGAAAATGAGATTTACAAAAGTGACGAATCAGTAACACTAAATCCTCCAGGCATACATGCTATAGAATTTACAAAAGATAATTTACATAGTTTGTTTGATGAATTTAATGACGTATTTTGGAATCAATGTTATAAACAATATTATACAAAGTTTGGGTCATTGCAGACATATAACGGACATACTATATTTTCATATAAAATACAAAAAACACTTCCTGGAGAAGGATATCATATATGGCATTGTGAAGATGCGGAAATAGCATTTTCAAGACGAATTGGTGTATATATGTTGTATCTCAATGATGTTGAAGAAGGCGGAGAAACAGAATTTTTATATCTTAACAAACGTATAAATCCTGTAAAAGGAAGATTACTAATATGGCCTCCTAACTTTCCATGGACACATAGAGGAAATCCTCCGCTGTCGGGAACAAAATATGTTATGACAGGTTGGTTAGAATTTAACTAATAACGTCTAATATTGTTTGAAGTTTGCCCTTAATGGCTTTGCTGTTAAGGGTATTTTTTAAACCATTGTGTAAGGGTTTAGGCCAGGCATTTAATTCAACCCAAGCATAGCCGGTATGTTCTTCATTTAGTTCGGGTATAAATTCGTCATCTACTAATATCACATAAGTGTTGTATGAAAACAATTCATCCTTACTTGAATATAATTCTAGAGGGACTGTTTTAACTATGTTAGGTAAAAAGCCAATTTCTTCTGATATTTCTCTTAACAGGGCATCGTGTGGTGTAATGTCAGCAGGCTCTTTTTTGCCTCCAGCAAGACCCCACGTGCCAGCAGTCTTGCCTTGAGCACGTAATAATAATAAAAATCGTCTTGTGTTTTTTGCTAGAAAAATTCCGCCGCTACAAACTATCATAGAATTAAACGCCATGTACCCTTATCGTATAATCCTTCATAACTCTTGGTCCAGATTTCTCCGTCCCACTTGTATTGAATTCCAGTATACATATTAGTTATGTAGGTGACGTTTGTAATTGTAGTAGAATTGAATATAATAGTCCACGCTGATCCATCCCATTGAATGATGTCATTGGCCACTGCTGTAAAAGATCCCCATGCGGCTGTTCCAGTAGGAATATTTTCTAATATAAGATAAGTTGTATTAAGCGCAGTTGTAGTTGGATCAAATGTTTCTGGATTTATAATAGCATCAACTGAAGTACGACCATTGATGGTAGAATTAGCAGGAACTGTATCTTGATCTATATTAAGAATCATGCGAGAATCATCGGATGTATCTAATTTGATATAAGCAACAATTTCATTGCCGTCGGGTTTTGTTAGTCTCAATTGACTTAAATTTGCTCTAAATTGTCCTGGATATAAATCTAATATCTTAAACCAAGAAGGTGCCACATTTGGTTGCGCAGTTTCGTTGTTGGCCATAGACGCATTATTGAATACCAACGTGGCAATGTTATCTAATACCAATAGGTCAAAATTGCCAGGAGTCACTACAACTTCAGCATCGGGTATTCCAAAGTTGTACACAGCATCTGGATCACTGTTATTTTCCGCAATCGATCCAGTGGGTACAGCATACACATTGTTAATAATTTTGGTAATTATTCCAAGTTGTTTTACCTTGGCAGGAGGAGTGATCCATATAGGTGTTTTAAAATTCATTGTTAAAATATCAATATTGGCATCAACCCCTTGTGGAATAGTTCTACTACTCCAGGTCATGCTGTCCAACGTTAATACACTTAAACTGGTCCAGTCTAAATAATTGTCTGTGGTTTGTAATTCTAAACTGGGATTAAACAGCACAGCAATCTGTTCCCAAATTTGTAATTTTTGTTCTGTGTTGGTTGACCATATGTCTGCGGCAAAAGAAACCATGTAAGGACTAGGCATTATGGTTTCTACACTATAACCTGTTCCTTGGTCGTAGGTATAATTGCCTGTATCAGGATCTACAGCACGTTCTCTAATTTGATATTTTTTAATAAATGTTGGATCTTGAACCCTTGATTGATCAAACTGTACTTCTTTAATATAGCAACTAATGAATGGTGCTGTTGGAACAGTGTTCTCACTGTTCTTTTTCAGTATGTTGGCCGCTTGCCTACTCATATCACCATATATAACTGGAACACGAGTAACAACACCTGAGTTATTTTTAACACTAAAGTTGCTCATAGCTCTCATGAACTGTGTTAGATATCGGCGCAGTTGGCCGTCATAGAAAAAATCAGACATTTTAATTATCCGCTTTAGGTTTTAGTGCTTTGCTTAATGCTTGTTTTTCAACAACCATAACTCCGTTAATTGTGGCAGTATTGTTGTTATTGATAAAACTTGTTTTTTGTGTTTGACGAACCTGTGAGCCAGCAAAAGGTCCACTAGCAACATCATCGTAGCCAAATTGATTCATGGTCATACGCACATTGCTTTCGTACTTGATCCAATTTGTACCACTGTATCTGTACAATACATTGGGCATATAATCAGTGCGTAAGAAAAATTCGCCTTGCACTGGATCATCTGTTGGGAATGATATACCTGAACTGAAATATGCTCCGTTGTGTGGTAATCCTGTTCCAGTCAGATACCCAACATAAAGATCTTTTGACGGAGTATGTAATACCATACTGGCATCTAGTACAGCATTTACAATGCTAGCATCATCAAATGTGTCGCTAGCATCAGCAACATCTACTAAACCGCTGTCTCGTGTAGGAATAACATAAAATTGTCTGGTGTTATATCCACTCATTGGAGCATCAGCAGTGGCTTGTTCGATGATCTGATTGTTAATATCGATATTTGTTTGATAGGTACTTAACAAATCTCGTAATGTACTACCGTCACCTGCTCCAGCATCCTGATCAAATATTTGTTGGAATTCTTGACTGTCTACTAACGGTACACATTTGGCACGAACCAAATGCGGATACCAGGTTTGACTATATCCTTTGCTAGGACGAGTAACATCCTGAACAACATAAAATCTTTTCAATGCTACAAGACTATTATCTAATGCGTATTCATCTTTTTGATGTGGCAACTCAACCACATCGCCGGGCATGATCTTACGTCCTAGAGCATCATAATGCCCACGCAAATGAAAGTTTAAAAATATTGTGTCATTTTGTAAAAACATACCAAATTGACTTAAATTAAAATCAATATCCTGCATGTCATAAATGCCACGAATCACATACACGTCTGGCTCATAATTACGATCGCGATTTTCCATGAACAGCACATCTTGTATTCCCAATTCAGGAATAGGATTGCTGTTTGTAGGTGTTGAAGGAGTTGCTTCGCCTGTTGTGGGATCAACAGGACCTGTGTACTTGTGTACAAATATATCTGTACCGCCCACTTGAAATTCTTCGCTAATAATGCGATCTAAAAACTTGAAATCGGCACCTTTTTCTGTTCTATAGAGTGATAGTCTTGGCATAGTATACTATTTATGGATAAATATTACTATGACAGATTCAGAAAATCAAAAACTACAAGTAGTCGAATACGTTAAAAACATGCTCGGTGGGGGCATGATTGACGTTGAACTTGACCCTGTACATTATACAACAGCAATTGATCGTGCCTTACGCAAATTCCGTCAGCGTAGTAGTAATGCCGTAGAAGAAAGTTTTGCGTTTCTTACACTACAGACCAATCAGAATACATATACGCTTCCGCAAGAAATAGAAAATGTGCGTAAATTATACCGTCGTAGCATTGGTTCACGTACAGGTGGAGGCGACGGCGGCAGTTTGTTTGAACCGTTTAATCTGGCATATTCAAACACATATTTGTTGACCAGTACAAACATGGGCGGACTGGCCACTTACTATGCTTTTGCTAGTTATCAAAAGTTAGTGGGAAAAATGTTTGGTAGCGATATTAATTTTACATTCAATAAAACTACAAAATTACTAACAGTTGATCAACGTCCACAAAGCGGCGAAGAAGTGCTGATGTGGATTGATAACTATCGTCCAGATTTTAACCTATTAGAGGATCGCTACGCAGGGCAATGGCTACGCGATTATACTCTTGCTACGTGTAAAATTATGTTAGGTGAAGCACGTGAAAAGTTCCAAACTATTGCTAGCCCACAAGGTGGAACACAACTAAATGGTACCCAACTCAAAACAGAAGGTAAAGCCGAAATTGAAATGCTTGAGCAAGATTTGATCAACTACAAAGAAGGCAGTCAACCATTGACCTGGGTAATTGGATAAAATATCTTGACCTTGTAATAAAACTGTTATATACTATGTCATATCCTGGAGGTTCTATGATTATAGGTGTGTGCGGGTTTATTGGTTCGGGTAAAGATACGGTTGCCGATTATCTTACAAATTTTCACGAATTTAGACGAGAAAGTTTTGCCAACAGTTTAAAAGATGCTGTCAGCATGGTATTTGGGTGGGATAGAACATTATTAGAAGGACGTACCAAACAGGCTCGAGAATGGCGAGAACAGCGAGATGAATGGTGGAGCAGTCGTTTAGGCCAAGAAATTACACCGCGTTGGATCCTACAATACTGGGGCACAGAAGTATGTCGTCGAGCATTCCATGATGATATTTGGATTGCCGCATTAGAGAATAAACTACGCAACTCGAAAGATGACATAGTCATTAGTGACTGCCGTTTTCCTAATGAAATTAAA